AATGCACCCGTCTGGTGTACGCCTTCCCCTCCAGCGAGAAGCTCTGGGAGGAGTACTTTGAAATCCGCCACGGCCGGGGCAAGACCGCGGCGAGTGAGTTCTACGCCTCCAGACAGGCGGCGATGGACGCCGGGGCACAGATTGCCTGGCCGGCGCGGTATGACGCCAAGAGCGGGGAGCTCAGCGCCGTCCAGCACGCGATGAACCTTCGCCAGAAGGTCGGCCCCGACGCCTTCGCGGCCGAGTACCAGAACGAGCCGTCGCTACAGCAGACATCCGACCAGGTGCTCACCGTCGACCAGGTGCTGGAGAAGACCAGCGGCTACAACCGGGGCGACGTGCCGCCGGCCTGCACGAAGTTGACCATGTTCATCGACGTCCACGACCGGCTGCTGTTCTATGCGGTCTGTGCCTGGGAGGAGACGTTCACCGGCTATGTGATTGACTACGGCACTTTCCCCGAGCAGCGGCGCTCGACGTTCACCTTGGCCGACGCCACCAGGACGCTGGGGCGGAATTTCCCCGGCGCGGGCGTGGACGGGGCCATCCACGCCGGGCTGGAGCAACTCGCCTCGATGTACCTGGCCCGCAATTGGAACCGCGGGGGAAGCCTGATGAAGATCGACCGGCTGCTGGTGGACATGGGGTACAAACCCGGCATCGTCGCCGACGTCAGGCACAAGGTCGGCGGCGCGGCCATGATGCTCGCCAAGGGCGTCGGTATCCGGGCCAGCCGCAAGCCCATCGCCGAGTACGCCCGCAAACCCGGCGAGACGCTGGGACACTACTGGTACATCCCGAATGTCCGCAAGACGGGCCAGTTCCCGCACGTGCTGGTGGACGTGAACTACTGGAAGCGGTTCGTGCATGAAGGGCTGGCGACCGCCGCCGGCGACCGGGGCTGTATCAGCCTCTTTGGCAAGGACGCCCGTCAGCATGAACTGATCGCCGAGCATGTGGCGCGCAGCGAGAAATGGGTCGAGGTCACCGGCCCGGGCGGCGCTGTCCGCGAATGGTCGTGGCTGCCGACCCGGCCCGACAACCACTGGTTCGACTGCCTGGTGGGCTGCGCCGCGGCGGCCAGCATGGTCGGCATCAAGCCCGCCGGCGAGGCCGCCCCGGTGCGTCAACGGAAGCGCTACACGCAGGAAGACCTGCGGAGGAAGGAAGCATGACTGAATCCGTGAGCACGCGGAAGAGCTGGTCGCCCGCGGACGGCAAGCAGGGCCTTGAGTGCCGCAAGTGCGGATGCCGCCACTTCGTGGTGGACCACACGCGGAAGGTCAACCGCATGATCATCCGGTATCGCCGCTGCCGCCACTGCGGACAGCGCATGACGACGTGCGAACGCGCCGTCGGCCAGCCCTGAAGCAGATTCTTTCCATATATGGAAAATGCCCCCCGAAAAAGGGCCTGCGGAGAGCATGTAGTGCTTTGAGGAAGCATGTTGGCGTAGGACAATATCATCAGACAACCAGGACGCGCGACGCTCCGGCTGATCCCCGGGGCGAAGCCATAGATACGACGGCCGTGTGGGGCCACACACTCACGCGGCCGTTTTTCTTTGGCCCGCGCGACTGGTTGTCGGACTGGAAGAGCACGATGGCGGAAGACGTGGAAAACGCGATTCGGCAGAACGCACAAGGGCCGGAATCGGCCGGCGTGGACGGCGTGCAGGTCAAGCAGCACAACCTGCGCGACCAGATCGAGGCCGACAAGTACCTTGCGAGCAAGCAGGCCGGGCGGAATCCGGCCAAGGCGCTGTCACGGGTGAAGATAGTCCCGCCGGGAACGGTGTGAGCATGGGTTGGTGGCCCTGGACAAGGCGAGTGAAGTCAGGGGTGCGAGCTGCAGTGCGGATCATCCGCGCGAAGTTCGACTCGGCCCAGACGAATGCCGACAACCGCCGCCATTGGGCGAACGCCGACGGCCTGTCGGCCGACGTCGCGGCCAACCCCGAAGTCCGCCGCACGCTCCGCAACCTCGCCCGCTACGAGGTGGCGAACAACAGCTACGCTCGGGGCATCGTTCTGACGCTGGCCAACGATGTGATCGGCACCGGCCCGCGCCTGCAAATGCTGTCAGGCGGCGACGAGACCAACCAGACCGTCGAGCGGGAATTCGCCGCCTGGGCCAAGGCCGTGGACCTGCCGGGCAAGCTCCGCACGATGCGACAGGCCCGGGCGCAGGACGGGGAAGCGTTCGCGGTGCTGTTCAGCAACGACAAGCTGAGCAGCCCCGTCAAGCTGGACCTCAAGCTCATCGAGGCCGACCAGGTCGCCACGCCGAGTGCGAAGCTGGGAATCCCTGGGGCGGCGCTCACAACGGATGGCATTGAGTTTGACCCGTTCGGCAACCCGGTCGCCTACCACGTCCTCAAGTCGCATCCGGGCAGTGGCGCGGCCGCCGCCACATTGAACTACGACCGGCTGCCCGCCGACAGCGTGATCCACTGGTTCCGCACGGACCGGCCCGGCCAGCGTCGGGGCCTGCCCGACATCCTGCCGGCACTTCCTCTCTTTGCGCAATTGCGAAGATACACGCTGGCGGTGATCGCGGCGGCAGAGAGCGCGGCCAACATCGCCGTGCTGATGAAGACGAACACCCCGGCCGGCGGCGAAGCGGCGGAAGTCGAGCCCATGACGGAGATGGAGTTCTCGCCGAACATGGCCGTCTTCACGCCGGAGGGCTGGGAGCCGTCGCAGGTCAAGGCCGAGCAGCCGGCGACCACATACGACATGTTCAAGCGGGAGATTCTGAATGAGATCGCGCGCTGCCTGAACATGCCCTACAACATCGCCGCCTGCAACTCCTCGGGCTACAACTACGCCTCGGGGCGGCTCGATCACCAGACCTACTTCAAGAGCATCCGCGTCGAGCAGTCGCACGTCGAGGCGGTCGTCCTGGACCGCGTTCTCGAGGCCTGGCTGGCCGAGGCAGTGAAGGTCTTCGGCCTGGGCGTGCTTGAGGATGTCCCCCATCAATGGTTCTGGGACGGTCATGAGCACGTGGACCCGCAGAAGGAAGCCAATGCCCAGGCGCAGCGTCTGGCCAGCAATACCACCACGCTGGCCGCTGAGTACGCAAAGCAGGGCAAGGACTGGGAGACGGAGCTTCGCCAGCGGGCGAAGGAAGTCGCCCTGATGAAGGAACTGGGGCTGACGGTCGCGCAGGCCGCGCCCCCACAGCAGGTCAAGGAAGACACCAGCGATGAGCAAGACCAGCAGCAATCCCGAGCCGCGTAACCTGACCCTTACCGGCACCCTCGATATCGCGGCCGCAGCGCCCGCCGCCGAGGGCGGCAAGCCACGCAACCGGCGGTTCACGATGATCGCCTACACCGGCGGGCCCATGCGGGTGGCGGGGTTCTCGTATCCCGTGGTGGTGGACCTGTCAGGCCTGGACGCCAGCCGCACGTGCTTCCCCGTCTTCGTCGGACATCAGCAGGACACGGACTCCATGCTCGGCCAGGCCGACCGCGTGGAGATCGTCGGCACGGACCTGATCGCCTCCGGGGATGTGATCGACGTGTCGGCCAAGGCCAGGCAGGTGGTGGAGGCCCACGACCGGGGCTTCCGGTGGCAGGCTTCCATCGGGGCGGCCGTGCTCCAGCGCGAGTTCATCCCGGAGGGGCGCAATGTCAACGTCAACGGCAGCCAGTTCCAGGGCCCGGTGATCGTGGCCCGCAGAGCGGAACTGGGCGAGATCAGCTTCGTATTCGTCGGCGCGGACCGGAACACGTCCGCGACCATCGCGGCGGGGACCGCCGCCAAGGAGAAGGTCATGGAAGACGGAAAGGACAACGTTCAAGGCAAGCAGGACGGGCAGGACACCAGGGGGAAGGCCGGCACGGATGCCGGTCAGGATGCGGGGCAGGGCGCCGCCGGCAAGGAGGCCGGCGCCCCTGTCATTCAAGCCGAGGCGAAGGTGAGCACGGCTTCCGCCCCCGACGCGGGCATCACTGTAGACCCCGTCGCCGACATGCGCGCCCGTGCCGCCGCCGAGCAGACTCGGATCGCGGCAGTGCGGAAGGTCTGCGGCGACCGGCACGCAGAGATCTGTGCCAAGGCTATCACCCAGGGCTGGGACGTGACGCGGACCGAGCTGGAGGTCTTGCGCGCCGACCGGCCCAAGGCCCCGGCCGCCCACTTGCCGGACAACTCCATGATGGGCACGATCCTGGAGGCGGCCTGCATGCTGACCGGCGGCGTGAAGGCCGACGACGTGGTCGCGTCCTTCGGCGAGAAGTCCGTCGAGGCCGCCGACAAGCGGTTCAAGGGCGGCATCGGCCTGCAGGAGCTTCTTCTGGAGGCTGCCTGGGCCAACGGCTACGAAGGCCGGAGCTTCCGCGACAGCCGGTCGGTGCTACGCTTCGCCTTCGGGCACAACGTCTCGGCGGGCTTCTCCACCGTGAACATCGGCGGCATCCTGTCGAATGTCGCCAACAAGTTCCTCCTGGAGGGCTTCTTCGGCGTCGAGCGGGCCTGGCGGAACATCTGCGCGGTGCGGAACGTG